CATCTGCACGAGGCGGATCAAATGATGAGTGTCACATCGTTGTAGTAGACGAAGATGGAGAAATTTCAGGTACAGTTGGTACTGTTCTAGAAAGATTCGCTTTCGTATCTATGGCTTCTGACGCTAAAGCAGCTGATGGAACAAACAACTATGCAGCAGATGTAGTTAATAGCGCATCAGAGTATGTATGGTTAGCACATTGGGATGGTGATCTATCCACAATGTCAAATGCAGGTACAGCAGCGTCTGGTACAGCATTCGGTAACCCAAGCGCAGCGATTACTAAATCATTAACAGGTGGTGTAGATTCTGCAGCACTAACAACAGCTGAAGTAGCAACAGGATTTGATCTTTATCAAGATACAGACACAATCCAAGTTGACTTCTTAATTGCACCAGGTATGGCTAACGCATCTGATCAAGCAACAGTTGTTAACGATCTAGCAGGTATTGCTGGAACAACAAGAAAAGATTGTATCGTAGTAACATCACCAGATAGAGCAGCAGTAGTTAATAACTCAACTCCTGTAACATCTTCTGTAACAACAGCAGCTGGATTTAACAGTTCATCATACGTTGTTGTAGATAATAACTACTTAAAAGTATACGACAAATTTAACGACCAATATGTCTTTATTCCTGCTGCTTCTACAACAGCTGGTGTTATGGCAGCTACAGATGCAAATGCTGCACCATGGTTCTCACCAGCAGGTCAGAGACGTGGACAGTACTTTGGTGTAACAGCCTTAGCTTATTCTCCTACTAAATCAGAAAGAGATACGCTATATAAAGCAGGTCTAAACCCAGTAGCAAACATTCCTGGCCAAGGCATTCTTCTATTCGGTGACAAAACATTCTTGAACAGACCATCTGCATTTGACAGAGTAAATGTTCGTAGATTGTTCCTAGTCATGGAAAGAGCAATTGCATCAGCGGCAAGAAATGTAATGTTTGAATTTAACGATGAGTTTACTCGCGCTGAATTTACAAACATTGTAGAGCCATTCTTGAGAGAAATCCAAGGTCGCCGCGGTATTACAGACTTCAAAGTTGTATGTGATGCAACAAATAATGGAGCAGCTGTTATTGACCGTAATGAATTCATCGCGAATATCTTCGTTAAGCCTGCACGTTCAATCAACTACGTTACACTAAACTTCGTAGCTGTTAGAACTGGTGTTGACTTCGAAGAAGTCGCAGGCACGGTATAGGAGATACATAGATGGCTATTCTAGGAGTAGATGACTTTAAAGCCAAGTTGAGAGGTGGCGGTGCTAGACCAAATCTGTTCAAAGCAACGATTAACTTCCCAGCATATGCAGGCGGAGATGTAGAAACAACATCATTCCTCTGTGAGGCAGCACAGCTACCTGGTTCAACAATCACACCGATTGTTGTTCCGTTCAGAGGTAGACAATTAAAAATGGCTGGAGACCGTACATTCGACACATGGTCCCCAACAATCATAAACGATACGGATTTTGTAATTCGTGATTCAATGGAACGTTGGATGAATGGTATGAACGCACATAGTGCTAATACTGGTTTAACTAACGTTGTTGATTACGAAGCTGATCTTATTGTAGAGCAACTTGATAAAGATGGTTCTATTATTAAGACATATAACTTCCGTGGGTGTTTCCCAACAGCTGTATCACCAATCGATCTGAGCTATGCTTCAGAGAGTGAGATTGAACGATTCACTGTTGAATTCCAAGTACAGTACTGGGAAGCAAATACCACATCGTAAGACCACTATAAATAGATAGAGGGACTAGAGATGGTCCCTCTTACTCTAATTAGGAATTAACATGGCTGAAGACAGTATTAAATTATTTGGCTTTGAGATTAAACGGGCCCGTAATAGACAACAAGAGAAGCTACAATCAATTGTACCTCCTGTTGATGAAGATGGTGCAGGTTATGTCACGGCTGCAGGTGCGCATTATGGTACCTACGTAGATTTAGATGGTGAAAAATCTAAAGATGAAAAACAACTTATTAGACAGTATCGCTCTGTATCTCATCACCCTGAGGTAGATGCTGCTGTTGAAGATATTACTAACGAAGCTATCTCTTCTACATTCGAAGAAGCTTCTGTTAAATTAAATTTAGATAATGTAGAAGGTATTAGTGATCAAATAAAGAAAGCAATGGATGAAGAGTTCACAAACGTTCTCTCAATGCTTAACTTTAGAGATATGGGTCATGATTTGTTTAAACGTTGGTACATTGACGGACGTATGTTCCATCACTTAGTACTAGACGAGAATAATCTTAAAGCAGGTATTCAAGAGATTAGACCTATTGATGCTGCAAAGATTAAAAAGGTTAAACAAGTTAAAAAGAAGAAAGATCCTGAAACAGGTGCTACTCTTATTGAGAGTGTAGATGAGTTCTATATCTATCAAGAGAAAGCTGGTTCAACTAATCAAGGTATTAAGATTACTCCTGATTCTGTTTCTTATGTTACATCTGGCTTATTAGATGAAGCACGGAAGAAGGTTGTATCACATCTTCACAAAGCTCTAAAACCAATCAACCAATTACGTATGATGGAAGACTCGTTAGTTATTTACAGACTAGCTAGAGCTCCTGAGCGTCGTATATTCTATATTGATGTAGGTAATCTACCTAAAGGTAAATCAGAAGAGTATATGAAGAACATCATGACTAAGTACCGTAACAAGTTAGTATATGATGCTAACACAGGTGCTATTAGAGATGATCGTAAGCACATGTCTATGCTAGAAGATTTCTGGCTTCCAAGACGTGAAGGTGGTAGAGGTACAGAGATATCTACATTACCAGGCGGAGAGAATCTAGGTCAGATTGATGATATCGTATACTTCCAGAAGCGCCTATATAGATCATTAAATGTACCTATCAATAGACTTGAGCAAGAGTCTCAATTCTCGTTAGGTAGATCAACAGAGATCACAAGAGACGAACTTAAGTTTCAGAAGTTTATTGATAGACTAAGAGCTCGTTTTGATAATCTATTCTATAATATTGTTAAGAAGCAATTAATTCTTAAAGGTATTATTACAGAAGAAGATTGGGATAACTGGAAAGAAGATATTTCTGTAGAGTATGTACGTGATAGTCACTTTACAGAACTAAAAGAAGCAGAACTTTTAAGAGAGAGATTACAAACTCTTGATATGATGCAACAGTATGTTGGAGAGTTCTTCTCTAAAGAATATGTCATGAAGAGTGTTCTATTTATGGATGACTCTCAAATGGACGATATGAAGAAGCAAATAGCAGATGAAGTAGCATCTGGTGAAATTGAAACGGAAGAGGAAGAATAAAATGGTAGAAGTATCAGATTTTATTGACCAAGTATTAGACCAGGACTTCGCATCAGCGGCTCCTACATTTAAAGATATCATGGGTGATGTAATGAACCAATCTCTAGAACAAGAGAAGGTAAAGATTGCTGATCAGATGTTTAATGGTATTGGATCAGAAGCTCAAACAGAGCCTGATGTATATGAGTTAGACTTAGACGCAGATGATGAGATAGAAGATGAGTCAGAAGAAGAGCTTGATGCTGGTGCTGAAGAAGCATTAGACATGGAAGATGACGACGAAGATCTCGAATAATATTTTATTATAAATAAACCATAAACATGATAAGGCAGTTGGAATGAGAACGTTCGCTGAGTTAAGAGAAAAACTAAACAGAGAGCCCTCAGGACAAATGGTCTTTAATAAAAAAATAGATCGCATACCTGTGATGATCCATAAAGAGAGAATGGGTTATGTGGTTTACTTAGATGGTGATAGACTAGATAGTTATAAGACTCAGCGTGAAGCTGAGAAAATGGCTAAACAGTTTGTTAAAACATATAAAGGTTAAAAATGGCATTCGTAGCAATACCTAATAACGATCAATATGAGTATGACAATGCTCCGCCTGATCCAGGTGTTAATCACCCAATGCGTGCATTGTGGCAGAAATCAACGAATGGTATAAGAACCTCACACGGTCATTCCGTATATGTACGTTGTCGCAGAGTAGGTAGCGGTAACGTAGATCATGGAGAGATCAGTAAAACATATTGGGACGCAAGAGCATGAAACTAATAGCAGAATATAACGAACAAAACATTGAATGTATTGTAGAAGCTAAAGAAGACGGTACAAAGAACCACTTCATAGAAGGCGTGTTCATGCAGTCCGAAGCAAAGAATAGAAATGGACGTATCTATCCAAAAGCCATAATGGAAGGCGCAG